TGCGCCTTCAAAAACAAAAGCATTTTGAATATTAATTGTTGATGAGTCAACTGTAGTTGTTGTACCAGAAACAGTTAAGTCGCCAGCAACAGTAACATTAGCACCACTCATTGTTATTGCAGTAGTACTGCCTGATTTAATAATTAGGTCACCACTTGAATTTGTTAATGAACCATAAGTAGTACCATCATCTTTTAATAAAACATCAGCACCACCAGCATCTAATATAATATCTGCAGCCGAATCTAAAGTTAAACTACTACCAGAAATTGTACCTGTTGTTAATGTACTGATTGTTTGTGAAGTTGTAGTTCCGCCAACAACACCATTAATTGTCGGTGCAGTTAATGTTTTATTTGTAAGTGTTGATGATGTGCCTGAAACATAAGTGTCTATCTGTGATGCGAGTAAGTATTTCTCTGTACCACCATCTGAGAAAAGAAACTTATCAGATGCCGCCAAGGTAGCACTAGAACCGTCAGTAGCCGCATCAATATTAACAATTGCAGTAACATCACCGAATTCTAATGCACTTGCGCCAGAATTGACTTTTAATATTTGTCCTGCGGTGCCTATCGAAAGAGCGGCGCCAATACCACCGTGTGATAGGGGTATAAATTCGCCTGATTGATATTCTGCTAATCCTGTTGCAACATCACTTGCATTAAAAACTGTTCTTATTGGTGTTTTTGCACTCATAATCTTCCTATAATTGGAACAATGTTATTCCTGAATCTGTTAAATTACTTCCGTTTGCCAATTGAAAAGTATTACTATCGGTAAATGCATATCTGTCTTGCACTTCTGCACTAAATTCAAATGTAGCATTAGCAGTACTTAGTCCTCCACTTGCACTAAAGAAATCAACTCTACGAATTGGTTTAGAAATCGTACCAGTTGAGTCAGCACTCATAACTGCAAGGGCATTACCATCTGCTGTTTTAGAACCTGATGGTAATGTAGCACCAGAGGCTGCAATCGCAATTGCACCTGTACCATCTGAAGAAATTGTCGCACCATCTAAGTTAATAGAGTTAGAAGAAAGAAATATATCTTTCCATCGTCTATTCGCACTACCTAAATTGTAAGTATTAGTTTGCGCTGGCAAAAAGTCTGAATAAATGTTGTGAGGGTCTAAACCTCCACCGCCTACTGTTCCTAACTGAACATTGACTACATGTTTGAAATTTAAAAATTCTTCTTTAAGTTTCTCCCAAGTGTCAAGGTCTGATAATTGTTTAATTCTTTCTTTATCAAGTTCGTTAGCATTTTTCATACTAGAAATTTGCTTCTTAACTTTATCAATCATCTTATCTACAGTTTTAGTTGAAACTTCTTCTTCTAATACTGCCAGTTCTTCTAATTCAGAAACTATTTCTTCTGCTTTATATTCTTCTACATAGCCTTCATCTTCTTCAGGAGACCTTGTAGGAGCTTTCTCTGGTTCTACTAATAATACTTTCTTTTCTACTTTCTTTTTCTTCTTTGCGGCCGCCATTTCTTTGAACAGTTCTTCTAACCCTTCAATTTTGACTTCCTCTTTCTTAATCTTTTCGCTTAAGTCTGTCTTTGCCTTACTGATGGCACCGAAAAAACTTCCAAGTTCATCTGCAAGTTCGACTTTCTGTTCTTCTTTCTTGTCAACAAGTTTTATTTCTTTAATCTTTTCAGAGAATTTTGCCTCTTGTAACTGAGCAATTTCTTTCTCTACATCTGGGTCTATATCTATCTCTAGTTCCTTTTTGTTTTCTTCAAATCTAGATACTAGATGTGGCGACCAACCTTTGTAGTTCTTACTCATATATTTATCTTGTTACACTAGGCGTTACTGTAACTCTTCCTTCAATTCGTCTAGTAATTAACCCACCACTAGTGGTTGTTGTTAAATCCCACACATACCGTCCTTCAGTAAGAGAAGCTGTTACTGTATCTGTGAGTGTAATTGAACATGTGCCGTCAGTACCACTTACAATTGCAGTAGTAAATGCTGTAGCACTTGATGATAGATGAGTCTTTCTCAGTTTACTTGTAACTGTTTGTCCTGATATATCGACAACAGTTCCAGTAGAATCTTTAATGGTTAATGTCTGTGTGAAATCAGCATCTTGGTCGATTGTAAGATTTTGTATCGTTGCCATTCAAATTTCCTATAAATTTAGTGATTTACTTATATTTATAATATTAACCATTCTCTTTATTCATAATGTTGAGTATATGTTTTTTTCTAAGTAATCAGTCACCAATGACATTTCTTCAGTTTTCTCTATATAATACGCTTTTCTATTTTTTAAATAACTAAGCTCTTTTAATATTTCTTTATGTTGAGATTTGGTGTACTGATTTAATTCTACATCTCTCCACATTAAATTTTTTACTGGGTAGTTCATTCCTATCAAAATACAGTCTTTAGATTTTATATCAAACCAATCACTTCTAATATTTGTACTATAATCAACAAAGTCGTCAGTAATTTTAATGTTATTTTGTATGTATTTCCAATATGGACTATCATCTCTAGTAGTATTTACATAATGTAACAACACAAAATTGTGTGTATCTTTAAATATTTCATCTAGTTTTTTATTGTAAGAAGCTCTGACGAAAGCTGAATTATTAGAAGTTTTGATTTGTTTAATGAATTCTTCTATTTGATATCCAGTTATAGCAAGACCAGTTGATTCTAAAGGCTCTATAAATCCTGAAGCTAAAGTGAGTGCAAGACAATTGCCTACCCATCCTCGTTTGTACTTTCCTGTCTTAAACTGAACAACATTAAACTCTGCATTGTCAACTCGTTTTTTATCAAAGCGTTTAACTAAATAGTTTTTAAATTCTTTCTGTGCATCTTCTTGCGACTGAAATCTACTACTAAATACATATCCTGTGCCCATCCGTGACCATAAAGGTGCGTTCCACACCCAGCCTGATGAAAGCGCAGTACAGTCTGTAAATGGCTCTAATTCTTTAGACTTATTGACATAAGGCATACGACAAGTAATAGCAGTATCATTTAATAAAGTATCATTTATTGACTCAAATGGTTCTTTCAAAGCGCCATCAATCAACAGGCACTTCAATCCAGTACAGTCTATAAACATATCAGCTTCTATTAACCCTTTGTCTGTAGTTACTGAAACAATTGTAGAACCATCAACTTTTACATGGTCTACATTAGCAAGTATGTGTGTACCTTTAAATTTAGTTTTGCAATATTGTCCAAATTTAATTGCATCTATATGATGAGCATAAGAAAATCCTTCGTCTGGCAAACAATCAAACTTATTGTTCTCGCCCATATGATAACCAATAAAGTTTGTGCCGTAATAATCATCTGTGTCAGGCTTGTCTAAATTTGTAAGTTCTTGTTTAATTGCCCAGTCATAAGGGTTTAAATCTTGTTCTTCTCTTGTCCAAAAAGGATGATAACAGATACTTTTTTCAGAAGTAAAATTGTTAAATTTAATAGCCGCTTTGTATGTAGCATCACAAAAGGGCATCCACTCTTTTTCTTTAAAGCCTAGAGTATCTTTAATAAATGCAGTTGTAAATGGTATTGTTGATTCACCTACGCCTATAACTGGCACATTAGGTGATTCAACTAATGTAACTTTAATATGTGGCAATTGTTTGTTTAAAGCTACAGCCATCATCCACCCACTTGAGCCACCGCCGACAATACAAATACTATTTACGCTCATCTTCTAATTTTCTAATTTTTGTAAGAAGTTTTTCTTGTATGCCTTCGAAATTAACATTAAAAGATATAATTGTCTTTCGTGTTTTTGCTACATTAGTCGGCGCTTTATGTATTCTATAACCAGGAAATATAACCAAATCGCCTTCTGATACTGGCAAATCTATTATTTCGTCATTGCTATAAATTTGTGTTTCGACAGGATTAGGCATTTCTAAGTAATACAATCCAGTATAGTTGTCGCTGTGCAAATGCCATTCATGTACATCATTGTGTTCATATTGTTGATACCAAATTCCTCTTACATCAAAAGTTTTATAACCAAGCTTATCCACAAGCGATTGATAAGTTTTGTTAAAATGTGGCATAAAATATTGAACCCACTTTCTAGTAAAATCTTCTGATTGATACCAATCTAATCTACTTACTTTATCGTTTGTATTATCATTTGGCCCACTAGGTTGAGAATTAATTAAATCAAGCAATGTATCTTTAATAACATTGTGCGTTTCTACTTTAGTTAATAAGATTTCGTTCATACTAGTAACATATCTATATCTTCGCCATGCGTACTGATATTAAAGAACCCTGTAATAATGTATTTGTCGTTTGAGATTGGCGGATTGCCTCTATGTGTGTGCATAAAATCAGCAGGCGCTAAAACTATTTTTCCTTCTTCTGGTTTAGTTCTTTCACTTTGATACAAAAATTCTGTTTCTCCGCCTTCATCTACAGTATTCAAATAAATCATCCATACTAGTATTCTGCGTGAAGTTGTAGGACTTAAATTATCACAATGCCATCTGTGAAAGCCTCCACCTACAGGAGTCTTTTGAATTTTCTGTTTAATACTATATATGTTTTCTTCTCTAAGAATTGGAAAAGTATCAGAGTATTCTTGAAACGCTTTGTCAAGATATTCGTTTACTAATATAGCGTGTTTGGGCTCAAATACATCTAGAATATGATAAAAATCATTTCTAGCCATTGCATTGGGTTTGTTTGGAATTGATTCGTGCGCTGTAGCTGGTTCTGTGAGCATTGCGGCTTCAAATATTTCTATCATCTCCCGACAATTCACTTCTGGGAACTTAAAACTCATAGTTTTAATTCCAATACTATCTGTATTCATTATCACTCCTCATTATATTATATCCTTATTTATATCATCAAATAGATACGGATATTGTAGAGATTATCTTACCATTTTCCTAACGGACATTGTGCTGGTTTTGCTCTTGCCTTCCATCTAAGCACACAAAGACATTCACGACAAATTTCTTGTCCTATTCTCATTTCCATGTGCTCACATGACTTACATATTTCTAGTCTAGCGGCCGCTTCTTCAGCGCTAGACAGCATCTTAAATTCATCAATAATTTTGTGCATTATACAAAAGAATCATCTCCCCATGTTAATGTAATATTACCCGTAGTCAAAGTAGTAAAGGTCGATGCTGGTTGTTCAGGAGCATCAGCATCCGGTTGTGTAAACATTGATGTTCCGTCTTTTAAAACTGTTTCAACCAGATATTCTTCATTCCAATCATCAAGTGCTGTTTTAAAGGCGTCATGTTGTGCTTTTGTAATGTATTTACACTTTACTTTAATGACTGATGTACCCTTTGTTTTTTGATGTACCTGTACATTTGTGTTTGTATAATCTATATAACCAGCATCATCTGCGTGTAAATCGTATGCCTTGTAGTGTAACCATTCTCCTGCTGGAGCTCCACCACCATGAGTTGCTGTTACACCTGATACCTGTTCGATGGTAACAAATGCTTCATGCATCTTTCCTTCACCAGAGTAATCAAATACAAGCTCTATATTATCTTCATTCGTGTACTGGTCCCCTGAAGAGCGTCTTGCTTTTAATGTTATCGCCATTGTCTATCTCTCCTTTATTTTATGAAATTTGGCCTGTATTGCCCGCTAAAGCAGAACCCGCTGAACCACTGGCAGTACCATTTGAGCCAGCTGAGCCGCCTGAGCCGCCACCTGGACCACCTTGACCGCCGTGGCAATTATTTGTTCGAGGGCCGCCGCCTGCGCCACTAGCACCACTAGCACCAAGACTGCCCCCAGAGCCGCCAGTGCCGCCGTGACCATTATATCCGGCACAGTTTGCACCACTCCATCCACCGCCTGGAGCACCAGCGCCACCGCCGCCGCCTGAGTTTGCACCACCAGATGAACCAGAAGTGCGGCCGCCACCGCCTCCGCCACCAGCTGCACCACCACCGCCACCGCCGCCGGCATTCTGCCACCATGCTGAGCGTCCGCCGCCGCCTCCGCCACCACCGTTTCCAGTAATAGTTTTAGTTCCTGCAGCACCCCCAGTTCGTGTACCAGCTGTGTCGAAAATTACGGATAAATTATTGTCAGCAGTTTGTGAATGTTCAAAAGCGTTACCGCCATTATTAGCAGAATCTGCTGTTCCTGAACCTGCGTTTCCTGTACCACCAGATGTGCCGACTGCTTGTGATGTTCCTGAACCGCCTGTACCACCACCGCCTCCACCTGAACCTGGACTAGCTGATGTGTTAGAGCCTGAAGCGCCTACAATCGAGCCATTATTAGTAATGTTAATAGTTACTCCTGAGCCCCAACCTGTATCTGTTTTCATTGCAGGAGTGCTGGTTGATGTAGAACCTACTGTTACACCACTACTAATAGTCAGTA